CTTGGGGGAAGTGCCCGGACCTGCGTGCCCCAGGAGGGAATCGAACCCCCGACCCGAAGATTAGAAGGCTTCTGCTCTATCCCCTGAGCTACTGGGGCGCGGCGCAATCAAGTGTAGCCCACCCGAAACACTGATATCTGATGCCCAGGACACGTGCGTGGCTGATATGTTCTGAGCACCATCTACTTCTCCTGGGGGTCTCCATGTCCGATAAACCGCTTCACTCCTTCACGTCCCACATCGCCGGTAAGAACGCCAAAGTCGCCATCTACGCTGATCGCGTCGAATGGGCCCGCGCCGGCAGCCTCATCCCCGGCCTGAGGAGCAAAGGCACCGAGATGATCCCCGTGCGGTCCATCACCAGCATCACGTCCAAGAAGGGGCTGACCAACACCACAGTCAGCCTCATCGTCCCCGGCAACACCGTGGACTTCCGCATTTCGCACGGTGAGGCAAAGAAGGTCAAGGAGACGCTCCAGAAGCTCATGCTGGCCGTCTGACCTGAGACGCGACAAAGCCCCCGGCGCTCCAACGCCGGGGGCTTTCTCCATGTGTCTTAGCGGTCCAACAATCGTATCCCCGGAAGCCTGGGGAAGCAGGGGAACTTAACCGGTCTTAATGGCCCGGTAGAATGACGGCATTCACTTCTCTTGGGGGACCCTTGAAACGCTTTGCCTTGGTCACTGCCGCTGCCCTGGTCGCGCTCACGGGATGCGCATCTGAACCGCCGCCGGCATCAGCCCGGGCCTCCGAGTATCTGGCATCGCAGTCAGCGGCTGCACAGCCGGCCAAGACGAATTTCATCAGCGCGAAGGATGCCCCGGTAACAGTGTCGGGCGCGGTGCCTGAGTTCTACGATGCCAACGGCCGGACCTGGATGCGCAACGGCTTGATGACGGAGGGCGGCAAGGGTTGGCTGGGCCCGCGCAACGGCGGCGGAGCCATGTGGATTTCCTTCATGACGGACGCGCCCTACGTTGAGCCTGTGTTCCTGCCGCTCAACGGCCGAGTCCGCTCCATGGTTGACGGGGCGTGGAACGCTGAGGCGCAGACCCTGCCGTACTCGGAAGGAGCCGTGACGTCCTCCCAGGTCGTGATGGCAGGCCCGAAGACCATGCGCAGGGTGGACATCCGCATGGACGAGGCGCCGTTCGGTGGGCTGGTCGTACCTGATGGGTACACGATATCGCCGGCGCCCCGCGGGAATGTCACCGCACTGAACATCGGGGACTCCTATAGCGAGTCCAACATGAGTCTCCCTCAGTCTCAGCAGGACCGTCTTGAAGGCCAGATCTACACGATGGGCCGGGCGCTGGGCATTGAGAAGGACATCATTAATGACGCGATCGGTGGCCGCGGGTACACCAACCCTGGAGCGAGCAAGACGTTCCTGGACAGCATCAGGAAGGATCTGCCCAGCATCCCCCTTGACGAGCGGCCGAAGTTCATCACGATCTGGGGCGGCTACAACGACGGCAAGGCGACGCTGGCAGAACTGACCAGCGCAGCGGGCGCGACGTACGCCGCACTCAACGAGCAGTTCCCAGGCGTTCCTGTCTTTGTCGTGTTCAACGGTGACCGCCCGGAGCCGGCCATCAGTGCCACGAGGCAAAAGGACATGCGTGACGCCATCAAGTCCGCCGCCCTGGCTGCTCCAAACGTGACCGCCTTCGTGGACGGGATTGCCGGAACATGGTTCCCTGGCGCCCTCGCTAAGAGGGCAGGGCCGTCAACCCCGCCCGAGCCTTGGCTCACCGCCGACAACGTCGGTCAGATGATCGGTTCGGACGGGGTCCACGGAACCCCCGCCTACTACCAGAAGGTAGGCCCTTTCGTGGCGAAGTCCATCAAGGACGCAAGCGGCGGAGAGCTTCCGTGAAAGTGCTGTTGGATGCGCTTCTGCAGCCCCAAGTTGCCCTGAAGATCGATCGCGCCATGACCTTGGCTGTTGAGGTTGCGGAGTATTCCCAAGCTTGGTTGCGAGATAACCCGCCGAGCGTGCGCGAGACGCTCTACGATTGGGGATCAGAATTTCATATCGTCTCTCAGGAGGGCCCTGGTCCTGAGATCGGGATAAAGCTTAGTGAATGCATCCACCACGCCCGGACCGTTCTCGACCACATGGTTTGGGACCTAGTGGAGCGGGGTGGCGAAAGTCCTCGGTACCAAGCCTTCCCCGTGTGCAAATCTCCATCAGAGTTTTCGAAAAAACTCGGCAGGGAGCTACTGCATGTCCCCGCGTCGGCAGTCGATCTAATCAGGACAGTGCAGCCGTTTAGCATCAACGCAGATAACCCTAGGCTTGCGCACCTTTGGGTCTTGCACAAGATCTCGAACACGGACAAGCACCACTTCCTGCAACCGCTATCCCCGATGCTCGCCCCCCAGGAAACGCAACGCACTTGGGATGCCACTTCCAGTGTCCCAATCCGGTCGGCTGAATGGTGGGATTACACCTCAAGGCTGCTCACCAGGGATATCCCCATGGTGGATATCCACTACGACGTCACCTCGGAACGACCTCAGATTGAGATCGTCCCGGGAGACGACCCGTGGGATCTTGTGGTGAGCAGCCTCGCGAATGATAAAGGCGATCAGGCCGACGATCCCGCTGTGTTCCTACGAATGAGCTGGCTCCCCAAAGTGGTTGATAACGTGGCCCGCATCTGCATCAATCTGTCGGAGCCAGCGATGCGGCATGCGGGCCACGTCCGGTCAGGCTGGGAGTAAGGACCGGTACTTCGCGGCCACCCACTTAGCTGCGGCCTTGTAGCCGTAGAGCGTGTAGTGGACCGCGTCTGAGCCGATCATGGTTGCTTGGTTACCCGTGGTCAGGAACGGGGTTGCTGGTGCTGTGCTGGCCGGCACCGTGCACAGTGGGCCGGGCGTGACCGAACCGGAGATCATGTCGATGAAGCCCAGGCAGTTCGGCTCAGCCAAGGTCGCGGCCTTTAGGATGGCCATCATGCTTGGCTGGTTCGTCGCGTTGATTGCCGGCGCCGCCCGGTCTGGCATGAACACCGGAACGATGGCACAGTTCGGCAGCCAGGTCCTTGCGGCTGCAAAGGTGTCTGCCACAGCCTGCTGAAGCTGCACAGTGGTGGCCAAGCCGTCGTTGTATCCACCCAGGATGAACAGGGTGTCGGGCTTCATAGAGTCCGATAGCGGCCCGAAGTCGTCAACGATCCGCTGCGCGAAGACCTTCCGGCCACCACCACCGCCGTTGTTGAAGAACCCGGTGCCGCCCTCAGCGTCGTTGAGGGTGTCGGCGTAGCCAAGTTCCCTGGCGAGCGAGTAAGAGATGCCCTCCATTCGGTTCTGCTCACCGATGGTGGGCAGCGAGAGGTTGGATTCGGCGCGTGAATCCCCGAGGATGCCGAGCGGGTGCTGGAACCGCCGTTCAGTGGCAGTGACCATGCCGGTGTCAACCATGGCCAGGCCGCCGAACGGGGTTTCATCGAGCCACAATTCGAACTCACGGACAGCCCGGAACCGGTTGTAGTCAACCTGCACCCAGCGGCGCTGCCCTGTGGTGAAGATGGCCTGCTGCCAATCGTGCAGCCACTCGCCATCTCCGCGGAGGCGCCACCGCCCGTTGAGGGGGAGGATGCCGAACTCGAACACGGGGTGGTCGCAAGTCCAGCGGACCACCATCGGGGCACCACCGTTGCGCGGGCCTGCGAAGCCGGAGTTTCCAGTCTGCAATGAGCTGCGACGGAAGGTCACACCGCCTGAGACGTAGGCCTCTGTCGGGTTGCTGTAGGCAACCGGCGCCGAGCCTGCATCGGTGACGATAGCACCCGCCGTGAGTGGAGAAGCGTTGTCCGCTCCAACGGCGATGATCGGGCGGCTGCCTACCGACTGGCTCTTCAGGTCGAGGACCAACACGAAGCCATCTCCACCGTTTGCGCCAGCCGTTGCCGCGCCCCCGGTTCCGGAGCTGGTTCCCGCCGCTCCGCCTACTCCGCCTGATGCGGTCATGGTTCCGGTCCAGCCGGAGCGGTCTGCGACCTCAACCACGAGCTGGCCGCCTCCGCCACCGCCACCACCCCCACCGCCTGCCGCGTTTCCGCCTGCCGCGTTTCCACCCTTGCCGCCTGCTCCGCCGTTCGCAGTGATGGACCCGGAGCCGGAGAGCTTTCCGATGGTGAGCTTAGCGAAGGCGCCAGCCGTGCCACCGCCCCCACCGCCACCCCCGGCATTGGTTCCATCGCCAGCGCCAGAACCGCCAGCAGCGCCTCCAACGGCGCTGGAGCCTGCTGTCGAAAGGTACGCCAGGAGTGCTGTCTCGCTATTCCTGACTCGTGCGATCGGTAGGGTGCGTGCGCCAGCTGTTCCGCCATTGCCGCCAGTGGTTGCGCCCGAAGAGCCGCCCGCACCGCCGTTGCCGCCCGTCCCGCCTTCGGTGGTCTTTGCAGCTGAGCTGCCACCGGCAGATCCGGCACCGGTAGTTCCGAGTGCACCGGTCTGGCCGCCCGGCTGCGCCATGCCCATAAGCCCGCCAGCGCCGATACCGACAGCTCCCGGACCTGTGCCCTGGGAAGTGCCGGTGGAGTCGCCACCCGGGTAACGCTCGAAGCGGAGCTCGCCATCAACGTGAAGGTTCTCGATGACGGGGAGGACTCCACGGAGTACTGTCACCACGACCCCCGCGCCGACCACCACGTTGCTGTTGAGTTCTTCAGCGGAAATCGTGGTGTTCGAACCGTAGGTCCGGGTGATGCTCTTGTTGGTGTCTCCGAGCTTGCCGGAGACGGTGAACGGCTTGACATCGTTGCGTTCTGGAACGCGAGTGTCCCGGCGCCGCTCACGCTGGGCGAAGGCTGCCTTCATGGCTGCTGCTGCGGGACCATAAGTGGCATTTAGTGCCCCTGCGGTCTGGCTGGCCGGGTCGGTGACCACATTCTTGATCGCAGTGTCCGTCGGAACCGTGTTGGATCCCGGGCTGCCCTGGGGGCCCTTGACGTTTCCCGCCGGGATGACGGTGCCGCCCAAGGTCGTAAACGACAGGTCGCCCGCCGGGGACAGGGAGGCCCCAGAGATGGACGCGTTCTTGGCGGCGGTGACGGCGGCCTGCGCCCCGTCGAACGAATCGCGGCGCCACACCCACGTCCCTGAGACCCAGTTGTGGGAAAGGTTCGGGGAAGTGACGTAGACCGGTGGTAGCACCCCGAGGCTGGTCGAGGCCAGCGAGGTGATGGACAGGCCGGAGCTGTCCTTCAACGGCAGTGGGTTGACCTGCGCCGTGTCGGCCAGCTCGAAGACCTGGAAGACAGCGTTCGGAAGTGGGCTCCGGCCCACCGTTCCCGGGTCAGCCGCAAGGGTGCCAGGGTAAAAAACATCAGCCATCAAAGGCTCCTCATCAGTGAACAGTCGCCGCAACGGGCGCAGGGATTACGGGGCAGGGGGGTCAGGCCAGGTGCTTCGGAGCTGCGGAGTCCTCGACAAATGCGCCGGCGGGTGGAACTGCGGAGCCAGCTACTGGATAGACCGGGGCCTTTGCGGAGCCCAGAACAGCCCGGGTAAGCCAGTCGGGCAGCCGTAGCTCAAGCCAGCGCCAGAATGCGTACCAGGCGGCACTGAGGACCGCTGCCAGTATTGGCAGGGCAAGTGCTGCCAGCCCCAGGAGCTGGTTCTGCAGCGGGGCCAGGACCGGGACAAGCGTGATCAGCCAGGTGATGAAAAGTCCCCACACGTAGGGGACGACGGTACGAAGAATGGAAGTCAGCAGCATCAGAGAGCCCTTTCGAAGATTTGCAGGATATTCACGGCCGCGCCGACAGCAACTTGCGCGGCGTACAGGAGGCCCGCCGTGGCCGCAGCGGCGAGCGCTGCTGCCACGAGCAGGAGGAGGTGTCTGGTCACTGGAGGTTCAGGACTTGGCCGGGGTAGATCAGGTCTGGGTTGATGCCGGGGTTGGCGGAGATGAGCTGGTCCAGGGGGAGGTTGTACTGGGCTGCGATGCCGGAGAGGGTGTCGCCGTCGTCCACGATGCACTGCGTCACCGGGGCGGGCGCTGGGGCGGGTGCCGGCGCTGCGGCTGGTTCCTGCGCGCCCTGGGGGAGGTCGAGGACCATGCCGGGGAAGATCAGGTCGGGCTGGGTGATGCCGTTGAGGGCGATTAGGGCATTCAGGTCCACGCCGTACTGGGTGGCGATGCCGGAGAGGGTGTCGCCGGGGTCCACGATGCACTGTTCCGGGCCTGCGGTGGAGTCGAGGTTGATGACGGGGGCCGGCGCCGGCGCGGGGGCGGAGGCAGGGTTCAGCGTGGGAGTGGTGCCGGTGAGGATGGCGTTGATGGCATCGCGGAGGCCGTCGAGTCCGCCGGGCCAGCCGGCGGGGTCGATCTTGCCTTCGGAGGAGTATTCGAGGTGCCCGAGCTGGACGCGGAGTTCGGCCGGCTGGTCGGTGAGGTATTCGTTCTCCAGTGCGGCGCCCAGGTACGGGGCAACGCGGACCTGGTCGTCGGTCCAGTCGAAGGGGGCGATCCCGGAGGATTCCATTTCGATGCCGATCAGGTAGTAGTTCCCGGCGTCGGTGGGGATGCCGGCGGCGGAGCCGCGGCCTGCGTGGTTGGCGAGGCCAGCGGCGACAAGGTACACGGTGCCGTCCCGGCCGAGCACGATGTGGCAGAGGGGACCGGCGAGATCGGGGCGGCCGTTGACGCACATGGCCACGGTGGGGGCGTTCTGGTTGTCGAAGGCTGTGCGGTTGGTGGCGGTGTGGTGCCAGAGGACCCCGCGGACATCTGCGAGGTCCTGGTCCTTGTAGCCGCGGCTGGACCAGCCGGCGGTTTCGACGACGGTCAGTCCGGCGTTGCGGAGGACGGTGGCGAGGTTGGACAGGATCATGGTGTGGCCCCTTTCCGGGCATGAAAAAGGCCCCGTGGTGTGCGGGGCCTTTTCTTGGGTTGGGTTAGTCGTTCTCGGTGGGCGGTTTCTCGAGGACCGGCCACGGCCGGAGCTCCTTGACTGTCATGCCGTGCTCGGTGCAGTCGCGGCGGAGTTGGGATGCGTATTCCTCGGTGAGGCGTCGGTTGCGGGCCTCACGGTCTGCCCGGGCCTGTTCCCTGTCAGCCCGGGCCCGTTCCTTATCCGCATCAGCCCACGCCTCGTTGCGCTGGTCACGGAGGCTGGTGTTGCGGATTCGTTCCCGGCCAGCGGAACCGCTGAGCCATTTCACCAGGCCGTTGATCAGGGCCACGAGCGCGGCCCCGCCGCCGCCGGCGCCGATGATGGTCACGAGTGTCTGTGCGGAGTCCATGGGCGGTCGCCTACTTTTCGGGGTCGTAGGCGAAGTGCCGGATTTTCACGAGACGGGTAGCGAAAGCTAGGAGAGCGAAGATGATGAAGCACAGGGACGCGATCCGGATGCTCACCTGGGTCACGGGCATGAAGCAGACGGTGGCGCCGTAAATGGCGATGGCCGTCATGCAGAAGCCAGTGGCGGCCCGCTCCATCCACCAAATCCCTGGCAGGACGGAGACGGAGCCGAGCGCACCACCGATGAGCAGCATTGTCCCCCACGCGATCAGGAGTGCATGCCCGATGCTGGACTGGATCGTGCGCGGCGGGTCGATTACCACGGCAAGGCCCAGGATGCTGATCACGAGGTATGCGAAGAAATAGATCGCGGAGAGGGCGCGGGGCTCCTGAACTCGGAGCCAGAGCAGGTGCAGTGTTGATTTCAATGCCGTCACCACCCGATCGCTATCCAGTTGGCCCGGTGGATCTGGCCACCGATTCGCGCCCCTGACGGTGCCTCCAGCGAGTAGACAAAGCTGCTGAGGGTTACTGCGTTGGGCCAATCAGGTCCGCCAGTCGGCATCAGTAGTGCTGTGCCTCTGGCAGCGTCAATGGATGCGTCTCCATTGTCGGCTCGCACGTAGAGCACGCCGTTGGGGAAGGGAACGGGGAAGTTGATCCGGCCATAGCCGGCGCCGTCTGAGAAGTTGACGGTCGATCCGGCCTGCACCAGGAATTGTGTCCCTGGGGATGGTGTGCTTCCGAGCAGCGTGTTACCGACGCCGAAGATCGGCACGGACCCTATCTGACCGGTCTTGACCCATTCCAGATCCCCGTTGGCAGACACACGCCGCTGCCAGAGGGCGCCGAGGATCTCCACCTGGGTCCCTGCCCTGGTCAGGTACTTCCGGACCAGATCATTGCGGGCTGTGAGGCCGCCGTTGCCTGCCCAGCAGCGCAGGTCGATGAAGGCTGTGGGCTGAGTTTGCCCGCCGGTCCACTGGACCAGGAAGAGCGGTTGATCATCCAGGGTGCCGGGGGTGTTGTTCCGGCCCGCTGGGATGTCCGCCGTTGTGCCGCCGTTGACCTTCGTGATGGTCGTCGGACCGCCGGCCAGCGGCCGCCAATCCCGTCGGACGCAAATCAGGTCCCACCTGATCACCCCGGCGGCTGGCGCGTCGCACTGAACGGGCACCACGGAGTCTGAGATGTCAATGACACCCTGACCCCACGCCGTTCCTGTGGAGACGTTGACCGCGTAAGCCGTAGTGGGGTGGGCTGTCACGTTGAAATCCGAAGCGCCCAGCACCCCGTACTCCGAGGACCCTGCGGAGGGGATCAGGGATGCCCACTGGACCTCTGTGACTGTGCCGTCGTAGCCGGCTGATGTGATGGCCATCTATTTGCTCCTCAGCATTCGTATGTCAGCTGCGTTCTTCCGCAGAGCGCGCGCGAAAATCAGGTCCGTTGAATCGGTCACGTCCCCGACTTTGGGGGAGACTTCCAGGCCCTTGTCCCGGGTCCACGAGATCTCGGCTTCCTTGAGGGTGTCCGTGACCGCCAAGGCCGGCCCTACCCGCAGGGTGACCAGGTCGCCGCGCTCCACGCCCGTGGGGCCATAGCGGAAGTTCTTCGTCTGTGAGAACTTGATCTTCAGCCCGGACTTCTCCTGGGTCTCTGCCAACGTCTCAGCAGCCCGCTGGTCGTAGACGCCGGCGGCGGAGGTGTCGCGGGCATCTTTGAAGACCTCGATCACGTCCCCCCAGTCCGCTTCCCGGGCAGTGTCCGCGAACGGATAGAACGCCCGGGACGTCCCATCTCCCTGGCCGCCGATCACGCCCCGGGTGGCTTCCGGCGCCGCATTGGACCAGGACCAGTCCGTGACTACGCCCGAGGCCTCGGACAGTTCCCTCGGGTAGACCCTGGGGGTGTAGCAGTCAATGATGAGGCCGGGCCCTGACTGCTTGACGGTGACTCCCAGCCCGGCCGTTTCGACGGCCGGGAAGAGCCGGTCGTAGAGCGGGTGGAACCGGGCACTGACCGTGATGTTTTGGCCGCGGCCCTGATCCGCGGCCACCGTGATGGGAAGGCCCAGCCGGGTGATGGCGTTCTTGGTGACCAGATCCTTCACCACCGTTTCGGCCGGGCCCGTCACGGTGTAGTACTCCGCCGTTTGCCCACTCAGGGGTGCCCCCGGTACAGGCCAGCCCAGCACCCTGGACAGCAGCCGGAAATCGTCCTCCACGGTCAAGCTGATCGTTCCCTGCGCGTATGGTCCCTTCCCGGACCGGAGCCGTACCGGGCCGGAGATGATCTGCTCTCCCGCGAAGTCGCAGGTCAGCCTCGCACCCTGGGCCGCCAGCAGCGACAACTTCGCATTATTGGACGCAACGGTGAAATCGAGACTGCCCGCGAGGTTGTGCCTGGGCACAGCCGTGACCGCGAGCGCATCGCCCAGCCAGCCGACGCGGCGGAAGGCCTTGTCATAAATGGTCAATGCGAAGGGGTTCTCCACGAGTCACCATGCCCTCTCGTACAGCGGGGTGATCTGCGCCTGGATGCTGCCTCCGCCGGTCATGCTGATCGACAGGGCGCGGTTTTGGCCGGCCGGGATTGGCGCGAATGCTGATGCTCCGAGGTCCTCGGTTCGGTCCACCGGGTTGGCGAGCGCTGCCGGTAGTTGGCCCGCGGGTGGCGTGTAGTCGTACATGACGGCTGTTTGGACTGTGGGGTCGGTGTCAATGACCACGGCTTTCCCTGCGGGGATGGTGAAGGGGACAACGGTCTGGGAGGCTCCCACCCCGACGGAGGCGGTGGACGAGTCCCCGATGATGGTCCACAGTGGCCACGCGTCTTCGTCGCCGGGGTTTGTCATCGCTGCGGTGGACAGGGTCGAACCAGACGCGATGTTGAAGGGTGCAGCCTTCGCTGCCCCGTTGAAGAAGTCGGTAGCCGTGGCGGCCTTCCATGCGCTGACCACTGGGTCCCCGAACCAGAACGGCTGGTCAGCCACGAGCTTTAGCCCGTAGGCTGCCCAGCCGTTCCTGAAGGGGTCCATCTCGAAGGCATGAGAACCGTCGTCCACGAACCTGCACCGAAGGGACCGGGCGGACCCGTTGCCCCTGGTGACCGTCCAGGTGCCGTACTTCTCGGCATGCATCGTCCGCCAGAAGGCTTGGTCACGGCCGATCCAGTCCTCGGTCCCGTCGTCGGAGTAGACGAAGATGGGCCAGAACACCGGGCGGGCGTTTGCGATTGCACCTCGGAAGAACTGTCCCGGGACCGAGGGGGAGGACTGCACCCATTGAGTCCGTGGCGGCTTGCCCAGCCCCTCAACACCCTTCATCTCGAGGAAGACACCTCCGGATGGATCGTTCAGGTGCCAGAGGGAACCGTCCCATCCAGCCCACGTCACGTCCATTCCCCGCCATGGACTTACGGGCAACGGGGGTGCCGGCGCCGCGGCCCCATACATCTGATCCATCTAGACCCCCGCCGCGATAGCGCGCAGCCCGTTGACCTGGGCTGCCCGACGTTTCTGGATATTGATCTCCGACACGATGTCCTCAGGGTTCCCGTAAACGTTGCCCATGATTGTCACCCCCGAGTCGCCGCCATCGGACAGCCCTCGCTCCGCTGACCCGCCAGCAACCCCGAAGCTGCCCAGGGAGGCGGCCGAGGGGACGCTGACCAGGTTCGTCATGGTCGAGGTGATGTCGGACTTCATGTCGCCGGCGCCGAGGATCACGCCTTCGCCGATGTTCCGACCGAAGCCGCGGAACAGTTTTGACGGGGACGCGATACCCAGGGCTGCCTTGAAGGGACCTACGATCCAGCCTGGGATCAGGCTGAGGAAGAAGTTCCCTATCGTGCCGGCCAGGGACCTAATGCCATCCATGAGGCCCTCAACGATGCTCTTGCCGATGCTGAACAGCCAGCTGCCGGCACCGGACAGGGCACCCATGATGGCGCCGCCAAGACCGGCCAGAGCGCCGACGACGTTGCCGATCATCCCTGAGACGCCAGAGACGATGTTGTTCCAGATCCCACCCAGGAAGCCGGCGACCTGACCGAACACCGAGCTGATGAAACCCCATGCCGCGCCGAAGCCTGAGGCAATGACGCTCCAGACAGCACCCACTGCCCCGGAGATGGTCCCGACGATCGAGTTCCAGATCCCGGCGATGAAGCCGAAGACCGTGTTGAAGATCGAAGAGATGAATCCCCAGGCTGCGGAGAGGTTGGCGACGATGGTGCCTACGACGGCGCCTACGTAGGCGCTGACGACGGCGACGATTCCGTTCCAGATCCCGGCGATGAAGCCGGCGATGGCGTTGAAGATGCTGACCACGGTGTTCCAGATCGCTGTGAGCTGGGCGCCGTGGGTCTGCCAGAACGCAATCAGGATGTTGGTGACCAGGCTGACGATCCAGTTCCACACCCCGGAGATGAAGCCACCGACAGCGGTGAAGACGCTCACGACGACGTCCCACACTGCGGTAACCCCAGCAACGATCGGAGCCACCAGCATCATGGCGCCGGCGGCTACGACTGCTGCGATGGTGTTCCATACCCCGGAGAGGAAGGCGACGATGTTGTTCCAGATGTCCATGAAGAACTGGCCGATGCTGCCCAGGATCGGAGCGATGAAGCCGGCCAGCATGCTGAGGCCACTGAGCACGATTGATCCGATGACCTGCAAAGCGCCCCCGACCAGGGCGACTATGGTGTCCCAGATCCCGCCGAAGACGTTGCCGATGCCCTCCCATACCTGGGCCCAGTTCCCGGAGATGATTCCGGTTACCACCTGGATGATTCCCAGTACGACCTCCATGGCCGCCTGCACCACGTTGGCAAGGACCCCGAACACTGTCACCACGACGGGCAGCAGGAACTGGATGGTGGGGATCAGGAGACCCGCCACGAGCTGGACCACCGGGATGACCGCGCCCAGGATTGCGCTCAGGGCCGTGACGACCATCGGCAGGACTGTGGACACCAGCTGCATGAAGATTGGAGCGAGCTGGCCTATCAGCGTGGCAGCGAGGTCAGCCACCTGGACGATGATCGGGACCAGGACAGGGATCAGCTGGGCGAGCGTTGCGCCCAGCGTTGCTGCCAGCTGCGCGAGCAGCGGCAGGGCCACTGAGAGCGTGTCCATGAACAAGCCCACAAAGACCTCTTGCAGGGACTGGATGGACGGAAGGACTCCCATAATTGCCGAGACCAGCGAGTAGCCCACTACCTGCAGCAGGGACCCCATGATGGACAGGATCGGCTCAAGGTTGGGCCGCAGCGCCTGGAAGACCGTGCCGAGCGGGGACACCGCGGACCACAGCTGGAACATGGACGTGAACAGGGGGCCCGCCGCATCCTTGAGCCCGTTGAAGATATCCCGAACGGTCGCCCCGATGCCCACCATGCCGGAGGTATCCACCCCGGCGGCGAGCAGTGCCGGCATTGGGATGGTAAACCCGGCAACGAACTGGCGGATCCCGAACAGGACCGTTTCAATTCGTTCCTTGACCACCACCCCGAATCGGGCGGCGCCGTCCAGCTGGCCCCAGAGCCGGGAGGCGTCCGGGGACGGGAGCTTGAACCCGGCGATGAAGTTGGCGACTTGCAGGTAGCCGCTGTAGATGGTGTTACTAAGCCACATCATCCCGCTGATGATGGGTGAATCCTCGGACAGGCCGAGAGCCTTCAGGAGCCCCGGAGTAATGTCGCCCTTGGCGAAAATAGCGTACAGGCCAGGCAGGAGGTTACCCGCCCAGTCGAAAATGGCACCAGCACCTGCAGCCAGGCCATTGATAGTCCCGGTGATCATTGGCTTGAGTGCGTTCAGGGCCCCCATCAGGCCCGAGTTAATGGTGGCCTGAAGGTTGCCGATAGCGCCTTCAAAGGTCTTGGTTGACCTGGCGGCCTCAACAGCTACCGGGTCGGTACCGAGTTTCATCAGCGCGGCATTGAATTCCTCGGACGTGATCTGTCCGGCAGCCATCGCATCCCGGAAGTTCCCGGTGTAGGCACCGGCGTCCTGCATGGCTTTCATCAGGGGACCGGCAGCACCCGGGATGGCATCTGCCATCTGGTTCCAGTTCTCTGTGGTCAGCTTCCCCGCGCCGGCCGTCTGGGTCATGACCATGGCCACTGACTTGAAGGTGTCCGCGTTGCCGCCGGCAACGGCGTTCAGGTTACCCGCAGCCTGCGTTAGACCGGTGTAGTCCTTCACTCCATTGGACGCGAGCTGGGCCGTCATGTTCTGGATCGTCGGCAGATCGTAGACGGTCTGGTCCGCGTAGTCCTTGGCTGCCTTGGCTGCCGCCGTAATGGCGGAATTGTCCATGCCGGCGAAGCTCATGGTGGCTTTGAACTTATCCGTTGCATCGCTGGCGGCAGCTGCGTCCTTGATGAACCCGGCAAACATGCCTGACCCCAGCACGGCGAGCGCGGGGACGACGAGGGCCTTCATCGAGCCGACGAGGCCACCACCGATCTTGGAGCCCATTTCGTTGCCGATGCCCTTGCTGTCCACTCCTGCAAGGTCTGCTGCAATGGCGCCCTTTGCGCCTTTGAGGCTTGGGACCAGGGAGATGTAGGCGGTAGCAAGCTCAACGGCCATGGGGCGTCCTCTATTCTTTGTCCCACCCCAGCAGGGCGTTCATCTGCTCGATGGATACTGGCTTGCCGCGGGCGATGGTTTCGCCTTCAGCGGGCGCCTGGGTGGCTCCGGGGCGGGGGATCGGCGTGGGTTTCTTGGCTTGGGCATCGCCGCCGCGTTGCCAGTTGGCGGCTGCCAGCAAGTCGGCGACGACGGCCAGGAGATGTGACTGGAGATCCCATCGGGAGTCTTCGCCGTGGATGGCCCGGTGCAGCGCGGAGCCGTGGGGCGACTGCCGCACTATGGCCAGCAGGTCGCCCCACGTCAGGTGATCCGTTCCGAGCCACCGAAGCCGCAACCCGAGGGCTATGAGATCGAATTCAAGGGGCTCCTGATACTCATCGATCAGGTCCAGGAGCCCATTTATTCCCCCCGCTGTGCTCCCAGGTGCTTGTAGAAGTCGCGGTTCAACTGGCCGAACTCTGGTGTGCTCATACCGTCGATGACGGCCAGTTGCTCATCGTCGGCCAGTTCTTCCAGGATCGTGAAGAACGCGTCGAGGTCATCGAGCTTGCGGTTCTTGCGGAGGAACCCGGGCGTGATGTGGTCGATGGTGCGCTTCAGCGTGTAAGTTTCGCCGTCGTGCTCGAACGAGAAGCAGTCGCTCACGTCTTCGGTCTTGGGCTTGCGGTCCTGGGGCTTCTTGGGGGTAGGCATGTCTTGCGGACTCCTTTAGTTGGGGGTGTGCGGACCAGCAGATGGTGTAAGGGTGGGCCGGGGCGGGGTCCGCACGACGACCCCGGCCCACCCGGTTTTAGGGGACTAGGCCGACAGGAGCTGGCCGTCGTCCGAGTACTGGTAGAAGTAATCGCCGTTGATCGGGAACGCCTGGAGAGTGGCGTCTGCGGCGGCGATTGCGTCGTCCTTGTAGGTGGTGTCGCCTACGTCCATGACCTTGGCGCAGGGGAACACCACGCGGACCCTCGCATCATCAGAGAACACGTCGATGACCCATACCTTCTTAGGTGTGGGAGCGGATGTGCCGGTGACCTTCATGAGGTTGCCCTTGGTCAACGTGGCCGGGGTGACCGTCACGTTCGCGTCACCGTAGATGAGGCCCTGGACGATCTTGTTGAGCAGCTCCGCCATGGCCAGCTTGACCGTGACGTCCATGCCCTTCTTGGTGGCTGCGATCGTGTCGCCGCCCCACGCGGCGATTGTGCCGGTGTTGCGCTTTTCGCCCTTGGTCACGCCGTTGTCCGTGATGTACCCGACTCCGGTGAAGGCCGGGTCGAGAGCGGATGTTGCGTCGGTGGGGAGTGTGGTCCCGAGAGGGGCAACCGAAATGCCACCCGTTACGAGCGGCTTACCAACCACCACATTATTTACTGAGTTGGACATGACTGCCCCTTTCCAGGATGTTTGCGGACCCCGGGATTTTGATGGGTTACACGGTTAGAGCGGCGCCGTGCGCGCGTATTTGAAAGCTCATGGTGTAGCGGATCTGAGCTGTCGTAGGGTCGGGTAGGTCGGCCGGTCCGGACAATTCGATGACGCCGAACAGGGCGCCCTCTGAGCGGTTCAGGATTGCGCGGCACCGGTTCAGCAGGAACTTGGCCCGCTGCTTCGATCCGGCCCAGCCCTCAACCGTGATCTGTGCGGCCTCGGTCCGCAGCGTCTCCCGCGGGCCGCCAGTGCGCAGCACACGGATGAACTCTGCCGGCCGCGCCGCCGGGACGTCCGCGACGACCGGGACCCCGACCAGCGGGACCCTGAGCGCTTCGCAGACGGCCAGCTCGACATCGGGGAACTCGACGGCCTCAGCCACGGCCAGCGTCCAGCGCTTTGGTCAGCGACCGGTTTGTGGCCTCCGCGTTTCTGGCGGCGTGATCGCCAGTGCCGATTGAGACGCGCGCTCGGGTCGGGGTATGGGACGGGGTGACATCCCACTTACCCGGCCCCGCCGCAGCGGCGATCCGGCCGGCACGCTTCATCAGCTCCGCCATGACCGGTCCCGACTTCAGCAGTTCAACGAACGCTGACTCATTGATCTCGATCCGGTCCTGGGCCATCGTCACCACCCACCGGTTCCAGCACGGCTTCCGTGTAGGCATAGTTGCCGGCTGCGTCAGTCCAGACCATAGCCTCGGTCACGATGAACGTGCCGCTGGCGCGTTCTACCTTGTCACCGACACTGAGAGGGTCCTTCGACTCGATGCGAATGGACATCAGCCCCTCCAATCCTGCAGAACGATTTCCACGTAATCGATTCGGCCGCTGGGGGAATCCCAGACCGCCGGATGGCCGTACACGGTGTAGACCTCGCCGTTGTACCGGACACGGTTATAGGCGCTGACCTGCGTCCCGGGCGGCGCGAACACCGTCCACGCCACCAGCACCTGGTCACGGTTCAGCAGGTACTCCTGCGTAGTCCCCGGCTCAACCTCACAGCCACGGACCTCAACCTCCGCCGGAGGCAGCGACCAATCATCCACCTGCTCCTGGGAATATGGATCAGTGGATTTCTGGGCGGTCAGCACCGTGATGGTCTTGCGCCCCAGAGGACGGCCCATCAGGCGGACCTTGCGGGTCGGTAGGCTGCAAGCGCCATAGACTCCATCGCGGTGAACCCGGCAGATTCGATGTTGTACTTCACCTGGCGTTGCCCGATCCGTTCCATATCAACCGCTATGGGCGTTGCGTAGTAGCGCCCTGCGAGGCCAGTGCAGACCCCGGCAAGCTCCGGGGGGACCGTGTTGTAGCCGTGGCCGTAAGTGACCCGCCACGACTCCTCATCCGTGGGCCACCTAATACCGGTGCCGGGCCGGGCCGTGATGGTCCCTGTCCGGCGGGACACCTTGTACGCGCCCGGCGGTACCGCGCTCCATGTCAAGCCACCATCGATGCTGATCTCAACCTGGTCCACGGACAGGACTGGAAGTTCCTTGAGAGCGGCGAACGAACCATTGATTGGGTCCACGTATTCGAGATCTCCGGGCACCAGCGTGATCACCTGGTCGACGGCTCGACGGATCATGCCCGAGGCAACAGCCAGCAGGAACAGGGCCGTGGGGTCGTCGGTAACGATGGTCTGCTGTATGAAGGCGGACAACTCATCAACTGTGGCCAGGTTGGGGAGCGGCGGTGCTGGAAGTCCGTACAAGGTCACGTTCCCTTACTCCGCCGCTGGGTCAACCGGCGCCGGGTCTGCCGGTGCATTGTCAGCCGGGACGGGATCGGTGGGATCATTCTCCGGCGGCACTGGCTGCGTTTCCGGTGCGGGAGGTTCGATGACCTTGTTCTCGACGCCGGGGAGGCCGGGGAAGGTCACGGTCACGGGGCCGGGGGTTTCTGCGCGGATGACGACATCCTCCGTGTAGTGGCTGACTTCGGTCGTTCCCGGGGCCTCGTACTCGACGTTGCCGGTGCTCTGGTTCTCAGCCGGCTGTTCGAGGGACACCGGTTCGCCGTCGAACGGGACGGCGTTGGTGCTCTCGACCAGGGACAGGTCCGTGTCCTGGGGCTTGCTTCTGCGTGCCATGATGACCTTCTTTCAGGGGTTAGGCAGGGGCTCGGGCTGCTGTCCCGTGCGCGGTGGAAGTCACGCACGGGACAGCAGGGTTAGAGGGCCTGGTTACAGGCCGGTGACCTGACCGAAAGCGCCCGGCCGGTACACAGCCAGCGCGAGGCGTTCCTCGGCGCGGATGGCGGTCAGGTTCTTCTGGAAGAAATCGGCGTGGGAGTTGGAGGCTTCCACGGTGATTCCGCCCTTGCGGAAGATCTGGCCGCCCTGCTGGAACGCGCCCACGAGGGAGCTGTTCGCAGCGAGGGCCGGGGTGACGGCGACGCGCTTGCCCCAGAGGGACTGGTTCTGTTCGCTGACGAACGGGCCGGAGGCGTAGTAGGCACCCTGGCTGTTCTTGGACAGAACCTGCGTCTGCCAGCCCAGCGGGTCGATGACGATCGCGTCCGGCTCCAGGAACGCGGTGGTGCGGATCTGGGTGATCTGCCGGTAGATCGCGTCCATGCCGTTGTCCGCGGCCACCGAGGGAGCGGTTCCCTTGACGATCGGCGTGGCCAGGCCGGGACGGTTCAGCAGACCGACAAGGTTCGCGCCGGTGCCGTCACCGTTGAGCAGCTGCGCCTCTTCAGCGAGCTTGATGAACAGGATCAGTCGGGCATCGATGTAGGACTGCGCCTGTGCCCAGTCCTCGAGCATTTCGTCCGAGATCGGCAGGAACGTGGCCACCTTGTGGAGGACCTCGTCCACCTTGGAGAAGGACAGCGCCGATTCGGGCTTCAGTCCGCCTTCAGCGACCGCTGCGGCGGCGTTGGTGATGGCGGTTTCCACGAGGTAGCGGATCAGCGGGGTGCTGGTCGTGCCGCCGGGGAAGAGATCCGAGATGGTCAGCTGGCGGGTCTTGATGTCTACCATGCCGGGCAGCAGGGTGGGCTGCTGGATGGTGGAGTAGCCGCCGCCGGGGGTGCCGGCAGTGCCTTCAGTCAGGGTCGTCTTGACCTCCACGTCACCGGTGGACCACTGGCCACCCTTGAGGCCGCGCTCGACCAGGCCCTTGTAGCCGGCCGACTGGACGAACTGGGCACCGATGGACTTTGCGCCCGTGTTGGGCGTCTCGGCGGGGGCTTCGTCGCCGGACTCGACGCCGGCGGCGGCGAGAAAGCTCTTACGCTTCTCCTCCACGAACTCGATGGACTTGATTTCGTCCATCCACTTCTTGATGTCCGCCTCAATGGGATCGAGGGCGTTCTTCTGTTCGGCGAACGTCATGGTGGTCGATTCGGCGACCTCCAGGCCCTTCTTGGACAGTTCGCGGACCTTGTGCTTCGCTTCAAGCAGAGTAGGCATGGTGATTCCTTTCCGGATCAGTCTTCAATGAGGTTTTGCAGCATCCGGAGCCGGGCGGCTCTGGCGCTTATTTCGGTTGAAGGCCCATCGACTACGGGGGCAGACTTCGCGCCGGCTGCGGGGGCCACGGGGGCGCCGGCGGCGGGGGCTTGGTCTGTGCCGGAAGCACCAGAAGCATCTTCATCGGGGTCGGGCGTGACGGTTTCCATCACGTCCACCGGCACTGCGTCACCCGTGAGGGTGACCACGCTGCCGTCGTCTTGGTAGGACTGCTTGTAGGTCTCGCAGTCGTAGGTTTCGGGGTTCTCCAGTTCGAAGACCAGGTAGCCGCCGCCGTTACCGTCCGGGACCGTCCCGCGGAGCCAGCACCAGGCGCCGGGGTTCGCGTCCTGGAGAGCATCCCGGACCCGGTCCTGCGTGGCCTCCAGTGAACCGGCGATACTCTTCGCTGTCTGCCTCGCGCCTCGGCGGAAGGACTTGGCAGCCGAGCAATCAGCGCCCAGTGTGGCTGCATGGTCGTGGATGCCTTGGATCATCTCGGCGTCCGCTGCGCTGTTCCGCGCTCCGGCCTTCAGGCCCTTGGACGACAGCACCACGGCCTCACGGTTGGAGGGGATGGCCACGAAGGCGCCGTTGAGCAGCTCCCGCTGGGTGACGGTGGCGCCGGCCTTCTGGGTCTTCTCGGTCATGAAGGCCACCGACGTCCGGTCGATGTGGCCTTCCTTGACGAGCGTCCGGACTTCCTGGGCCCGGGGCAGGGACGAGAACGTGCCGGAAACGATCAGGTTTCCGGTCTTCTCATCGATGCTCGGCGTTCCGGAGCCTACGGTGGTGGCCACGCTCATGCCGTGGTCGGAGTCAAAGGTGATCTTCTCCGGCAGCGGGAGCTTCCAGTCATCGGGAAGCAGCGTGTCCCCGTCCCGGTCTTTGGTCGGAGCAGAGAGCACTACCTCGAACGTCCCGGGGAACTCGTCGTCACTGCCTGTGGGGGTGATCGTGGCGTCCTTGCGAACAATGGTCATGGCTTGCCTTCCTTGCTGAATTCGAGGTCGCACGTGCAGCCGGCCACCTCATCGGCGCCGCCGCTGACGTCGCCTGGACCGTTCATGCCGTTGGAGAAGGTCTCGCCGAGCTTGACCGTCTCGCCGGCCATCGCCGCATGCGAGGGCCGCGGGTTGCTGGAGTTCACAACCCACGTCTTGGTAGCAGCAGCGTTCTGCTCCGCTGACACCTGGGATGCAAGGCCGCCGATGAACGCGACCCTGGACAGTGCGATCTGCCCGGCCCGGGCCAACAGCACCGCGCCCAGGACCGTGAGATCCGAGGCAGCTTCCACCTGATCGGCAGTTGTCTGGTTGATGCTGGCCGCCGAGGACGCTGCCTCGGTGGTCAGATAGTCCCCGATGCGGTCCGGGTCGTACTCACCGCCCAGGCTGTCGGCGACGTCAGCGCCAATGGCCTGTGCGGTGGCCTGCGAGAGCGGCAGCAGAATGTCCGCCAGCTGCTGGTCCCAGTCCGTGGGGTTGAACGCCTTCAGCGATGCCACCTGGCTGTCGAAGAACTTGGACAGCTCCTGCTGGTGCATCTCCACGAGCTTTTCCCGGATCGCCGGCTTATTGCCTTTGACCCGTGCGAGTTTTCCCATCACGGTGCGAACCGTGACCGCCTTCCCAGCTGGCGGAGTGGTAGGGAGCGGCATCGGCATGAGCGTCCCGTCCGTCGCCACTCCCGGCTTCTGCGCATTGGACCCCAGAGGCACCAGCGCAGCGTTGCCGTAGAGCTGGGCCGCTTCGGGTCCAGCTGGAGCAAGGTTGAACATCGGCCGGGCCTCGGCTGGCTGCATAACACCTACCTGGATCAGCTTGTTTGCTGACTCGGCACGGACCTCGAAGTCACCGCGGAGGACCTCATCCATGTTGAACCGGGTGAAGACCTCGCCCGGGTCGTAGAAGTCAGGGACCAGTTGGTGGTTGATGACCGATTCGAAGTCCACGAACCGAGGCGCCATCGTGTCCCTGTACAGCGAGCGGAGCTGCTCCGTGACGTTGGAGAACGTGGCGTGGTCCAGGATGTGCACCGCCGGCGGCGGCACGTCGTAGGCTGCGCAGACCTCCTCCCGGTTGAGCTTCCGGGATTCGATGTACTGCATTTCCTCCATGTTCAGCTGGATGACGGTCGGGCTGATGCCTTCCTCAAAGATCGCCGTGCCGCCCATGTTGTCCGCGCCGCCATGCGCCGCGTTGAACTGGGCCTTCAGCCGGTCGATAGCGCCCTGACTCAGCGTTGCGTCCGTGGACAGAACGACGGACGGCCGTGCTCCCTTGTCCCAGAAGCTGGCCGTGGCCCGCCTCGAGGCGTCCTCGTTCAGTAGCGTCATCCGCAGGCTCTCCAGGTTGGAGAGGCCGCGGTTCAGGGTGTCCGGGTTGTAGGTGGTGAAGGCGACTACGTCTGACTCGGGGATCGGCGGGAGCATGGAGACGTCCCGGACGCCGGCGGAGTAGATGTAGCCCAGCGTGCCGTCAGGCAGCCTCCGGACCACTACGTTCGTGGGGTGCATCGGGTGGAGTTCCCGGACCTTACCCTTATCGTCCCGGAGCTTCAGCCAAAAGGCCTCGCCGTAGATGTCCCGGGTGGAGGACGTCCACTGCCACAGCTTGAATCCGCTCATCCGCGGGTTTGGCCTCAGCATGAGATCCGTCAGCGGGCCGGCCTCGGGGGTCTGCTCGTTGCCGGCGCCCGCGCGCTTGATGTCGAACGGCATCCGGGCGGTTGCCATGGCCAGCTTCCGGACCAGCGTCCCGACCCACATCTGGGACTTGTACAGCCCGCCGTACGCCGCCCACAGCCCGGAGAGCTGCATTGAGCCCGAGCTGTAGTAGCTGGCGTCCGCGAACATCGGGGTGCGGTCACCGATCGTGTCAACCTGGTTGGGGACAACGGCTCCATCAGAAAGGAACACCTGACCTCCTCTAGGTTGTGATTGCCTGCATGTACTTGATCCGCTGCCGGGGGAGCCACTGGTAACCGTCCAGCTTCAGCCGGTCGCCGGTCACGCCTACCGAGTGCGCGGCGGCCAGGACAACGTGCTCGTCGTCCCATTCCACGAGGACGCCGTCGAAGGCTTCCTCGGTGTCGATCGTGATCAGGAACCGGCCGCGCTCCGCATCCCGGAGCAGCCTGTCTTTACGAGCCATTCCGGACCCCTTTCGTCAAAGGACCAGAAGGTCCTGCGTTTCGTACTTGCTGACCTTCTCGGGGACCGTGCCGTGCACCAGGAAGCAGCCGGCCGCGCCGGTTACTGCGACCAGCGGGGCGACGTCGTTGGGGGACTTGCCCCGGTCCCAGAAGAAGGCGTCACCGGACGGCTTGGCCAGGGCGGTAGCAGCTGCCACATTCAGCAGCGGCTGGCCCGGGTGGCTGATATCCGGCTCGACGTCCTCCGGCTTGATCGGTTCGCCGTTCTCGTCCATCTCTTGGCCGCGGACACGGTCGTAGAACATGCCCGTCCAGCGGGACAGGTCCGAGCCTTCCCAGGGGATGACGTTCAGTCCGTCGATCGCTTCCAACTCCGGGAGCAGGGACGACACCGGGGCGCCGTTCTTCTGCAGCGCCACCCCGACGAGATCAGGGTTGCTCTTACGCGGCACGCTCTGCCCCTCAGGGGGTGAATCGAACCACGGGCCCACCCACGCCGTACCGGAGCGGGAGGCGACCACCTGGACGCGGAGAACGCCGTCTGCGTTGAAGCCCGCGACCCCGATATGGGCGGTCGTGCGGTCCCAGGAGACATCCACGCAGAAAGCGAACTTCCCGACGATCACGTCTTCCCGGTCGGCGCCCTTCTCCCACCGACCCGGAGGGAATGGGCCGTCCGCCGTCGTGTCCAGCCACTGGCAGAACACCTCGGTCCGGACGAGTCCCTCGGGCTCGCCCTTCACAGCTGCGGCAATTGCCTTCTCAAGGCTCGGCACATGTCCCATTGAGGGATTCGATTGCGCCCAGCCGTGACGGTCCCACATCGACATACCCGGGGCCATGGACCACTCAAACAATCCTGTTGAGTCGGCATCGGCCTCGTCGCCCTCGTCCAAGTCGGGCATGACGACGTCTTCCAGGCCGTCAGGGTTACCCAGGGACATGTGCGCCATGTTCCGCAGGAACCGCAGCACGATCGAGGAAGCATCGCCGGCGTTGGAGACCGCCCAGACCTGCGCGAAGAATCGGGCCATCGTCGTCTTGGAGATCGCGGCCCAGGCATCCCAGCTGGAATGCTCGCGCAGCTCGTCCAAGACGACCAGGTCAGCGGACAGGCCACGGCCGCCACGGCGGTTGGCCGCCTGCACCTTGTACCGTTCGCCGCTGGACAGCTCCAACGCTTTCTTGCCGTTGGTCTTATCGATCCGCTCGATTTCGTCCTTGAGCTCCGGGACACCCTCAGCAAGCTCTACGGCGCCCCGCCAGACTTCCTCAGCAATGTCCAGGTTCTGGGCCGTGCCGATAGTCAGCTTCGCGGCGTCCATGTACATGCGCCACAGCGTGAGGACCTGCATCAGGGTGGACTTGCCGTTCTGCCGGGCTACCAGCAGGACGACGGTCCGGAAGCGGAAGGACCCATCCTCGTTTAGTTCAAGGGCATGGATCAGCAACCACTTCTGCCAGGGGAAAAGCGGGATGTCCAGGACCTGTTCAGCGAAGTCGATGCACTCAAAGCCCTTGGACGTCTCCCAGGTCAGTTCCCGGCGCTCGGGGGTGTAGATCCGTGGTGTCTCGCAGCCGTACAGCTTGGGCTTGCCGGCCGCGTTCGCCATGGGTTACACCGCCTCCCGACCTCCGCGCAGAAGCTCCAGGCGGCTCTTTTGCTTTGCAGCCGGTTTGCCGAGGCCGGCGCGTTGCATGGGCGTCCCGCCCAGTTCCTTGAGCATGTTGAACAGGTGAGGCCCGAGGTACATCACCGAGACAGCCTCACGGCCTCCGGCCTTGGCTACTTCCTCGATCATGTGGGCGTAGCGTTCGGCGAGCGCGACCAGGCCTCGGTCCTTGTCCTCGGTGGTCATCTTGGCGATGGCCTCACGGACTTCCTCGAGGAGCGAGGGCCCGGGGAACGCTGCGAAAGCGGCCGGGTCTGGCGGCAATGGCATCTGGAAGTTCACCTGGCGCGGGGCTCGGGGATCTTCGCCAGCCGCCTCGCGGGCATCGAACACCCACCGGCCAAGCGTCTGCTCCGGAATGTCCAGCTCGCGGCCGACATCGGCGATGGCCCGGCCAGAGTTCAGAACCAACTGGGCAGCCTGGGCCTTGTACTCCGCGGTGTAGGAACGGCGCTTTCGAGCCATGGTCACCTCACAGAGGGCACGTCGTCAAAGGTGATCTCTACGGAGCTACCGAGATGTTCGTAAAACCATTCCAGCGCCTTCGGGTTACCGATGGTCATTTCAATGGCTCCGGCAGGCGTAGCCGATGCCCAATCCTCGTTTTCCTTGCCACCGACAGCGCCGAGCTTCACACTGCCCACGGGGGCGGGATTCGCCCAACCGTTGCCGTGCTTGGTGTGCGTGATCGAGTTGACGTTGAATCTTGCCTTGACAGACATTGGGTTCTCCTCGGGGTCTTAGTTTTCGATAAGGGGGGTGGGGGGTACGGGGAGGGGGAGGACACTACCCGGCGAAGTCTCCCGGCCCGTTTTCGCCCAGAGATTTTCCGGCCCCTACCCCCTGGTGGAGACCGTCGATGACTCCCGTTGCTACCGTCGTCACAACCACTGCGAGAAGGTCAGGTCGGCCGGCCATGACCGAGGCGAGGAAGCGGTGGTGTCCATTGCGGATGCGATACAGTCCTTCGATGCCTGCTGGCTCGACAATGGCTGGCTCCATGTCGTGACCTGGCCGCCGGGTCAGCAGTTCCATGTAGGCGAAGACCTTGTCCGCGTCCCGCCTGAGATCCTCACCGATCAGCAGCTGATCCAACGGGATACGCTGGACACTCAGCTTGGCGCTGCCATCGATCATGCGTCGCCTTCCTCACCAGGACTGGACTGCGTGCCCAAGCCCGGGCTTTACCTCGCGGTCACCGCGCGCCTTGTTGCACTGCAGGTGTGCGCTGCGCAGGTTGCTTGGCTCTTCCGCGAGGTGCGGATGGGTTGAGCGTGGGTGGAAGTGGTCGGCGCTGAATGAGTCGTCGGACTCTGGCGGGGCGCTGTAGTTGATCGGCTGCTGGCAGATCCAGCACGGCAACCGCTTGGCCCGCTGATCCGCCCACAGTTTCCGCCACCGGCCACCAGACCGGCCAGCTCGCTTACTCACCAGGGCCTCCCGTCACACATGGGAAGAGCCCCGCCGGCTAACCGGTCGAGGCTCTGAGTCTGTAGCTAGGTGCAGAACACCAGCTCACCCCATAATTTAGATGCTTAAGTCAAGGATGTGTGGGATGCGGCGTGTTGTTGGCGTGGCGTCACTTCCGCAGCGGCTTCATGGATCGCTGCTTCTGCCTCCGGCCAGAAGCAGAAACCTTCGCCTTGGTACTGCCCAGACTGCCAGAGGGTTCCGGGCACATCGCATACTCCGGACATGTCGTGCCAATCCCAGGAGAATGGCTTGGCTACGGGCGCGTGCTCATCGCATGCCATCATTGACCATCCGCCCGGGCCCTTGTCCCATGATCCGGCGAACAGGTGCAAAGTGGCTAGCCGGCCACAGTGCGGTCCATTGGTTATCCCGGCGTCATATCCGCAGGTGTTCTCCATCGCTGGACGCTCCGCGCCTGGTTCACCGATTGGGCGTCTCTGGCTCATCAGTTCCTCGCTTTCATGTACTTCTTCTTGAGCGCTGCGGCTGCCCGGCCTGGGCGCCGGTTCGCATGGGTGTAGAACCACTGGTCAGCCGGCACGCGATGGGTTATGTCCACGCTGCACCGGACTACCTTCTTCCCGTCCGGGGTCTGGACTGCGATGACTTCACCACGGCATGGGAGCTTGGTCTTCGGGTCGGGCCCCGGCACCAGCTGATGGCACTGGCCTGACTGGAGCTTCACCTCAACAGGCTTGCTCCGGTAGATCACTCCTCGCACGTCCCACGCCACGGCGGCCAGCTCCGTGCAGATGGCTCGGACGTGGCCGGCTGATGGGTGGGTGGTCAAGTAAGCGCTGTGCCAGTTGACCAGCCAGCTGGCGAGCAGGCCGGCAGACTGGTCGGCAGGAAGCCGGCGGTCCGGCAGGTCCAGGATCAGCTGGCCGATGATGGTCCTGATGATTGCGAGAGCACTGGCCCGAACGTCAGCCACGTCCGTGTTGATCGGCAGCGGCGGGTAGAGCTCCTTGCCGCCGCTGACTGGTTCGGTACTGGTAGCACGGCCGCCAGGAAGCATGGCGTCTTCGAGGTCGGTCCAGCACTCCGCAATGTCGGCCACACTCTTCGTGAGTCCTTCGGCGCACATCGGGCAGAGATGACTTCCGGCCGCTGCGGGAATGGGCTCTTCATCGTGGAAGATGCAGGCCTTCGGGTAGGCGGTCTGCTTGAGGGCGATGCGGTAGGGAAGCTTGAGCACTCTGCCGTCGGGCAGCTCCGTTCGGTACACATAGCCCAGGTCGCAGGAGTCCATCAGGCTCCTCTCAGGTCTTTGAGGATGTGGCCGTTGGTCAGGTCCTCGGGACGCCAGACGCCGGCGTTGAGCTTGGCCAGCTGCATCGAGCTGATCCAGTCGAACTGGGCAGGGGACAGGCGGCCCTTGCTGGTCTTCAGCTCACGGAACAGGGCACGCTGCCGATGCTCACTGACCAGGACCAGATCCGGGAAGCCAGCAACTGACCGGCGGGAATCATGTGTGTGGTAGATCAGGCGGTATCCATTGAGCTTGGCCAGCTGGATGACGGCAGTCTGGAACTGATCTTCAGTCATTGAATTAGGCGATGAAAGTCGTTGGGCAGGCATGTTCAGTTCCGTCCTCTGGATCGGGGGCGTCTGCGTCTGGTGTTCTTTGATGGCTGGGCTGGCTTAGAAGGTGGTTGGCTGCCCTTCCCTGCCCTGCCCGACCCATGACCCGTCCCATGTCCCGACCCGACAGATCTAGATCCGTCAGGAAGGTGACCTGCCGGATCTGGCTGATCCGTGGTCGGACGTGTGCCCGGGGTGCTGTCTGCGCTGCTGTCCGGGCCGGATACTGCTTCCGTTGCCTGGGTACTTCCCGGAGCTGCTGTGGGCTGCTCGACGGGGCGCTGCGCTGATGGCTGGCCGTTGGCCTTCGTGGGTTTCTTGAGCGCCGGGTGTTTGGCGCTGGGGGTCACTTGGTGGCCGTGCTTGGCCAGCCATGCTGCTGTTGATGCTGAGTAGAACGGCTCGCTGGGTGCGGGCTGGAGTTCCAAGGCGTCGTCGTTGTCTTTCTTCTTGGAGTTGCATTCACCGCACGCGACGACCAGCGTGTCGATGGTGGCGGCCTCGCCGCTGATGGTGTGGTCAAAGCTGCCGGCTCTGGTGTAGCTGCCAGCACGGGCGGACTTGCGGTCCGCGCCGAAGTAGACGATCTTCATGCAGTAGCGGCAGGAGTCTCCGTCCCGGAGGCGGACAGCGGAGGTCAGCTTCGTGTCCCTGGAGTCCCGCTTCTGCTGGTTCATCCATTCCTGCTCGGCCTTCGTGATCAGGTGGATGAAGTCAGGGTCCTCGATGATCTTCCAGGACGGGGCACCGTCCGTCTCGACCTGCTCCATAAGGCCGGCCTGCTCGGCTACCTCAAGCAGCCGCTCATAGTTCGGGCCTCCCATCATCATTGCCACGCCGTACTCGATCACATAGTCAGTCCGATGCGCCGCGGACTCGTACGCGCACCGATGGATAAAGCCGAACATCTCGTTGACGCTGATCTCGCCCTTGCTGAAGTGCGGGACATTCAGAGCCTTCGGAAACGTTGCAGCCTTATCACTGCCTTTTAGCCAGGACACTTAGCTCTGCCCTGCTTCCTTCGCCAGCTCCAGCAGCACGTCAGCGTGGCACGGCTTATCGAGCGGGCACCAGCACGCCAAGTCCTTGCCGGCTAGTTCAGCGGTCACTCCTGCGGAGAGAGGCACTCGCCCGTAAGGCCGCGCGTTCAGGTGCTCCCGGTAGAGCAACACCGACCACTCTGCGTTCAGGACCACCCAAGCGTCCCCGCCGGTCTTGTACATAGAACCAATGGGGTACGGATTTCCCCACTTTGAGCCGCGGCCAACGTAGACGGCGCCCTCCGGCATCCGCCAGCCCTTGGTCCTCTTCCGCTGGATACGCTGCGCCGTCACTCGTCCCTTTGGCGTCTCGGCGCTCATTCGCTTCCTGCTTCCTCTTGTGGATTGCCTGCACCAGTTCGATTCCGTCCGGATCGGCGAGCGCTGGGTGATCTGATTCGTCTGGGAGGTAGATGTCCCTGGTCGTGGTTGGCACGATCGTCATGGCGCCACGCGGGTGGCCATGGCCTGCCGGATGGCCTGCCGTCCGCCGGCCACGAAGGAGAAGCCGACGCGGGTCTTGTCCGCCGCGGAGTCATAGTCGGCGGTCTCTGCTCGAAGCAATTCGCCCAGGGTGTTGGGGCCTTTGACTTCGCCAACGATGTGCGTGACGTCGCCGGGGTAGGTTGCGAATCGTGCGGGGGCTGCTGCGGTCATCTTGAATTGCTCCTTGTTTCTTGGGTTTGTGAGGGGTCTAGAGGTGCGGCTCTACGATGTCCACGACCCGGTTGAACACTGCTTCGGTGATGTCGTGCACGTTGCTGCCGGATGTGATGGTTACTGAGCCGTGGAAGCCGGACCCGTCGCGGAGGAAGTTGGCGTCGCCCGGCTTGGGCGATTCGGGTAGCTTGCCGCCGCCGGCGTGGGCCAGTTCGGGGAGGCGGTTCATCCAGCCGTCCCGCCAGGCGTTCAGCTCGTTGGCGACTGTTGAGCCGTCTTCGGAGCGGATGGGCATCAGCAGGCCGAGGAAGGACTCACCGCAGCTGATCAGGATGCGCTTGGCGTCCTCGGTGGGTTCGATGACCAGAGGCTCGCCGTAGGCCTGCGAGGCGGTGGCGAAGAGCCGGACCAGTCTGCCTGCGGCCACGAGCCTTTCGGGCATGACGCGGTCGGACAGGACGGCTTGGATCAGCAGCCGACCGAACGCGAGCGGGAACTCTCCGTTGTCCTCTTCCCGCGGGATCTTGAACTCCTTACCGGGGAAGAGCCCGGAGACGTCCATGAACGTGATGCTCTGGTCCCGCACGGTGATGCGGAGCGTGTCCCCGATCTCGTCTTCCGGCTGCTTGCCCTTCGCTTTGAAGATCGTCAGCAGCTCCTTGGCGACGTCGGCCGGGAGGTTGAAGGCATCAGTGTTTACTTCGCCGGTCAGTCCTTCGGACTCCCAAACTGAGGCAACCGCGTGGCCCAGGGTGACGGTGTTGCATGCGGTGACGTGCAGCATGCCGTCCGTGGCCGTGAAGTGGACGACGGCGAGCGCGGAGCTGAGCTTCGGGTCTCCGGTGTGCGGGCATACGGCCATGAGTGCCTGGCGGAGGTCGAGCGTGTTGACGGTGAGGATCATGCGGCTCTCGCTTCTTCATGGCAGTTGCAGGGGCAGTCGGCGGGTTGGTCGGTGGTTTCGTCCCAGCCGTCGCCGCTGCATGAGGCGTGCTTGCCGTCTCGGCAGTCAGGGTTCATGCGGTTCTCCATGCTTGTGGCAGTCGGGGTTTGTTGGTCTTGGGTGGGCCGGGTGGTATCGCCACGCTGGGCAGGTGCATCCGGGAGTGGGCTGCCGGCGGGTACTGGAGCCCATAGCGCACAACTCCGGGCGCTGGTTGCTGCTCACAGAGTCACGATGCCCGGGAGTACGCGAGGCGTTCGGTCATGGTCTTTGCCCTGTTGATGAGGTCAGCCCTGTCCGCCCGGTGTAGGAGCCTGTCCAGGGTCACGGGGTTCACAGCGAGGCGTTCGGTTATGGCTTCCCAAGTCAGCCCCTCTTCCAGAAGAAACTCCACGTCTTCGGTTAGGGCGTCTGCCCTGCGAATGGTCCCGTCAGCAGGCCTGCCTCGGCCCGCTGCAACTGCTGCGCCCAGATCGGGCGTGGCGTTTGGGTCGTCAATGGTTTCGTCGTCCCAGGCGAGTGGCGGGGCGTAGCCGGCTTTCGCGATCCGGTTGATGCTGAGGGTGGTCGCTGGGCCGCGCTGGTTCCAGATCCGGTCGTAGAGCTCTTTGATGGCGTCGTGCTTCTTCTTGGTGAACCAGCCGCCTTGCTGGTGCACGATGTTGGCCGTGCTCATGCCCAGCATTGGGGTGAGGTCCTGGTGGCGCCATCCCATGGCCATGAGCGCCTGGATGCGGCGGCGGCCGCCAATGTTCGGGACGAAGCCATCGGGGTTCGAACGGGAGAGGACTGAATCCGCGGTCACTCCGAGGATCGCCGCCTCGGTTTCCCTGTACAGGCTGCCCTTCAGGCCCCGGTTGAGGTCGCTGACGATGAATGCGCTGATCCCGGCAGCTTCGGCGATTCCCCTGATGGAGAGTCCGTGATTAGCAACTAGCTCCTGGACGTGAGCCTGCGCCCGGGCAGGCTCGACCATGCGCTTGATACCGCGCGCCCGCTCGACCCGCCACTTCTTCTGCCATGCGCGAGAGTCTGAGATCCTGCGCGTCGTGGTCTCTGTCATTTCCTTCCCTCTCTGCTCAGGAACAGCGGCATTCGCCGGTCTGCAAATTGATCACGCCGTTACAGGAGCCGCAGCGCTCCACCTTCTCGGGCTTACTGGCCTCTACCTTGGGGCTCATACCGTGGCCCATCCGTTCAAGTTGGTGCCGGCCTGCCGGCACGCGCCGATAGTCATCCAGCCGTAGTCGAAGGCGTCCCTGCGGCTCTTGAACTCGGGTTCGTCAATGTGGTGCTGGATGCCCATGTCATCCCAGAGCGTCAATAGCCACTGGCCGTCTTCGGTACGTCGGACGCCGGCGCGGGGGAACTTGGCGTGATCGACCAGGAACGGGTCCGAGGGGGCTGGAGTTACGCGGTCGTTCATAGCGTCCGCATGGTCGAGTACGACCTTCTTGGCCTTCCACAGGCGCCCTACCGGTGCCAGCTCGTCCAGGATGGTTGGTCGGAGTCCGCACAAGCAGACAGGCTCGTTGACCTCGTTGCGAGTCAGTCCGTGCTTACTCATCGTCGTTGTCCTCTTCTTCCTGGTCTTCTTCGTCCGGCTCAGACATGAGGCTTGCCATTCGCTCGTCGTAGGCCTGCTGGAAGTGGTCCAACACTTCCTGCTCGACGGCTGACAGCTCGTAGTGGTAGACGCTGCCCAGGTCCTCGATCCAGCCCTTGGTCGTCCACTTGTAGGTGAAGTCGCCGGCGTCCCATCCGGCGAGCTTGCGCAGCTCGTCCTCGCGGGACTTATCCGCCAGATGCAGCAGGAGTGCCATCTGCTCGGTGGTCATGTCCTGCAGCGCGGCTTTGATGGCGAAGTGGTCATCGTCCTTGTCGGGAGCCCGGCCCGTCACCTCCGCGAAGAGATCAATGCGGCGGTGCAACTGGTCCAGCAGCAGCCGGTACAGGGCCTCGTCTGCCGCGCCTTCGGGCGGGGACGCGATGACCTGCTTGAAGTGCTCAGCGCGGACTGCGTGGGCGATGTCCAGGGCGGCTGTCAGTTCGGCGTCGCGGCGCTTGGCGGCCTGCTCTTCCTCGGTCAGCTCGACTTTGGCTTTTGCGGCTTTGGTTGGCTTTAAGTACCAGGAGAGCTTGCCCCAGTTGCGGTCGATGGACGCCAGGTCGCCCGCTGCGACGTGCTCAGCCGTCGTCAGTTCGTTGTCTTCGTTCTCGTAGATCTTCGTGTACTTGCCGCTGTAAAGCTCCGAATCGGGGACGTACTTGGCGCCAGCTTCCTTTAGCTCTGCCTCCAGTGCGGCGAGTTTTCCGGGCAGGTCACGCTTGCGGGTTTCGGCCTCGACTCGGAAGGCGAATTCGCGGGGGCTACTGGCTGCCGCAGCAAGAAGCCGTTCGGTAGCGTCCTGGTTGTCCGCGAAATCCACGAGCACGAGCGCCTGGTCAACGTTCAGGGTCTGGTCCTCCAGCTTGCCCTTCGCGTCCTCATTGAGCTTCGTCAGCAGCAGCCGCTTCCGGACATGGCTCTGCGAGCGCCCAGTGGCTTTGGCTACGGTCTTGACGTTGAAGCCGTCCCCGAAGTCGATGATGGTCTGGTAGGCGGTCGCCTCTTCTACCGGCGTGAGGTCCGCTCGTTGGGTGTTTTCCACGAGCATGGCCACGAGCTGCTTGGGATCGGTGTCCAGGTCTTCGCGGATGACGCATGGCAGGGAATCGACGTTGGCGAGCTTGGCCGCTGCGTGCCGACGGTGACCGGCAATGATGGTGTAGCCGTCACCGGCGAGCGCGGGGGCGACGACGAGCGGCTGGAGGATGCCCTGTTCGGTGATGCTGTTGGCGAGGTCGGTGACGATCCCGACGTCTTTGCGGACGTTCTTGGCGTGGATGACCAGCTGGTCGATGTGGAGTTCCTGGAAGGTCGCGTTCACAGCTGGCTGTCCTTCCTGACCAGGGTGAGCAGTGCCTGCTCTGCGTTGTGGGCTTCGAGGACGGCGTCCGCCTCGACTTCGAGTGCGAGCTTCAGGGCGTCCTCGGCCTTGTTTGCCTGGGCTTTGGCGATGCCGGCCAGTTTGTTGGCGTGGGCTGACTTGCGGGCGAGGGCTGCCAGCTGGACGTCGTCCACACTGGACCATGCTGGGCGGCGAAGGTGGGCGTTCGGCACGTAGTGCTGGCGAGGCTGGATCATCGCGGCCGCCTTCTCCCCGACTGCCGTCAAGAAGGGCGGCTCGGTGATGGTCTGGACGATCGGGTCACTGAGGCGGGTTTCGTTGCCGAGGAACTGCTGTTCGGTCTCGACGGGCTGTTCGGTCATTTGCTCTGTCCTGTCTCAAGGATGAATCCGGCGGCGCCGGTCAGAAGGAAGGTGACTCCGGCGAGGTACGCGGAGTTGATGATGGGGAAGGCCGCTGTGGCTGCGAGGAACATCAGCGCGCCGAGGACCAGGAGCGGGGTGTAGAGGAAGGTGCGGCGGCGATTCCGGCCGACCCGCACTGACGGGGCCCTCATGACCGGTGCTCGTGCAGTGAGTAGTTGGCGCTGTGGTGGCCGTTGACCAGGATGTGCTTGGCGTGGACGTCGACCTGGATCTGCTGCGGCATCGGCCACTTGCTCCGGGCGTACGTCGCGAGCTGGTCTGCCAGCTCCTTGTTGTCCCGGTAGTGCAGCTCGGCGCGTTCCCGGAACGGGGGCCGGCCTACAGGCTGGACGACGGCGAAGCGCCTGATACGGGTCTTCATCGCCGGGCCCCTACCCGGTCAAGGGCGCGGCCCAGGTTCGCCTGGACTTGGGCGACGTCGGCCGGGCTGGGGACGGGGGGAGCGGCAGCCGCCGGAGCCTGGGGGGTTGGCTCGGCGGCTGCCGCGTTGGGGCCTGCTGCCGCCGGCGTTTGGGGGGCCGTTGCGGCGGCAGCAGGAGCATTGAGGGCAGCGCGGGCGGCGGCTGCGTCACGGGCGGCGAGGTCGTCCAGGCCGTCTCCGTAGCGGTCCACAGAGCCTTCAACCTCGGCAATGAGGTTGCGCGTCTGCTTGCAAAGATCAGTGAGTGAGCATTCCAAGTGGCTGAGCGCCTGGTCAGCGTTTCCGGTCTTGTCGAACGTCTTGAGGGTCCGGACCGCGTTGGCCACCTGGATGGCCGAGTTGATGACGTGTTCCGCCAGCTGGTGCCGGCGGACCCGCTCAACAGTGATGTGCTTATCAGTCAGGCCGGTCCGGCCGCCCAACAGGCGGTCCTCTACGTTGAAGAACAGGTTCCGGGGCGGAACAACTTCCGGGGTTTCCTGTGCACTCGAAACGTCCATTGATAGACTCGATTCTGATTCGAGAGCCAGGTGACCCACGCAAAAGGGCCTGGCTCTTGGGTTATTTCAATGGGCGGTCCGGTGGTTCTTTGGCGAGATGAACCGGGCCGCCCTTATTGCTGCCTGAAAGGTGGCAGCAGCTTTATGCCGGCTTTTGAGAGACCTGCGCGTCGCCATTCTTGATGGCAGCGATGTCAGAGGCGAGGAAACGCCGGTGACCGGTAGGTGTGCGAATGGCGGCAATCTTTCCCGCCTTATCCCAACGACGAATGGTGTCGCCGTGGACCCTTAGCTCGGCCGCAGCCTCGCCAACAGTAAGTAGTTCCCCATCGCCTACTTGTGTGTACGTACTTTGCATGGGGTAAGTGTACGCATACCTACTTAGCGGATGTCAATTAGTACTTGCGATGGATAATCACAAAACATTGCTCTTGCACAACTTTGCGTATGCGTGCAATAGTTTTGCCATGACAACGGAAGCAGTTCTGAACCAAGGATTTATCCCTGAGTGGACATTCGCTGACCGGCTGCGCAAGGCGCGGCTGGCGTCAGGGCTTACGCAAGAAGAATTCGCCGAGCAGCTTGGCGCAAAGCCTGGCGCATACTCGCACTGGGAAGCGGGGCGCAACACGCCTCGAAATCTCGTGGCGCTGGCGCAGAGGATTGAAATGCTCGTCGGCATCCCGGCAGCGTGGACCCTGGGCCTTATGAGCGACGTTCCAGACGACGGAGGGCCGGGTACCCGTTCCCCAAAACTTAAGCCGGTCTCAGAGCGCAAGCCTTTGGATTACAAGGTTGGCGTTTCGGCTAAAGAATCGAACGTCCACCAGCTCCCATTCCGCCCTCAGTACGACCTTCCCCTGGAGGTGGCAGCGTGACGCTCACAGGCGCATGGGCCGCCCTCGAGCAATGGCGCGAGCGGATTGCCGCTAACAGCCTGGCCGGCGGTGCCAAATGAGCCCGCTGCGCGCCGTGTCGTCGCCTATTCCCGCCGCTGACAGCGAAGTCCTGGACAAGTTCCGGGAATGGCGCGCGGCCGTCGATGCTGCCGCCGCACTCCGGGACGCGATGAAAGGCCGGCGTGTCCGCTTCGTCGGCATGTTCCGCAACGCCACCACCCAGCCCGAGGGACGTATCAAAGACGTTACATCCGCGGGCTTCAAGATCCTCTGGGACGGAACGACCACCACTGAGTGGATCGACCCGGACAGCGTGGTGTTCATCTAACCCCCCCCAACAACGTAAAAGCCGGCCTAGGTGCGCTAACACCCGACCGGCTGTGCAATCAGTCCCCGGCTACGGAACCTGATCGCTGCACCAGTGTAACCACTGCCCCCAGCACCAGTCCATAGCCCGTGACGCCCTCATACCGAGGCGGTACGGCTACCCCGCCTGGTGCTTTTCGCGCGCCACAAAACACGCTAAGCCTTCAATCACGGGCTGCTTACTGGGTCAGAGCCAGTTCCATTTCGAGCGCACGGGCAGGGTCCATAAAGCGAGCCAGAAGGCCGCACATGCGAAGGAGTGCCAAGACCGATCGTGAGACCACCACTAAGGGTGTATCGCCAGATCCGTGCGCACATGCCGCCACTGCCCAGGAGTAATGCCCTGGGCCTTGCTAGCTGCCCCAACAGGCAGTCAACCGACGACAACCGACCGACCGACGCGGTGTCTCACCAGCTTGCCTTGAACGAACCCAGATTTCTTTATCTTGGTTCCGACAAGGCAGGCCCCTGCCCTCCTCGCCCCTCCCTCCCTCTGCGGTGATCGAAAAACAAGAAAGGCCCTGCAAAGCAGGGCCTGAGCAGGCAAAACTTCCAGAATATCGGCCAGAAATCAAGGTCAAATCAGTGTAGAAACTACACCGGAAAGACACACTAAAGCAGGGGGCAACCAATGGAGACCAACGACACGCTGAACTACTGGACCGCATGCATGAAAGCAGCAGACCTCACAGCCAAGACCATCCGCGAGCGCCTGATATTCATCCGCCAGCTGGCCCGCGATGTGGATCTGGAGACGGCGACCAGGAAGGAACTGATCATGTGGATGGCGGAGCAGAACTGGTCCAACTCCACCCGCGTGCATCGCCGGTCAGGTCTTCATACGTTCTTCGCCTGGATGCAGGATGAAGGGTTGCGTCTGGACAACCCGGCCTACCGGCTGCCGAGGGTGGCCACCAGGAAGCGCGAACCGAACCCCTTCAGCATTGATGAGATCAATGCGCTGCTGGAATCCGGGATCTACCGGAAGACCCGCGTCATGGTCGCCCTGCACTATTACCTTGGGTTACGCGTCTCCGAGATCGCCGCCGTGAATGGGGACGACATCGACTGGGACAACCGAACACTGTCCACCATCGGCAAGGGCCGGAAGCCGGCCACCCTGCCCGTTCCGGCCGCTCTATGGCCCTTGTTCCACCAGATGCCCAGGACCGGCTACTGGTTCCCGAACAGGACCAAGAACAAGCTCCATGAGGCCGGGGAAGGCCACATCATGGGGAACTCCGTGTCAGGCCTGATCGGGGAAGCGATCAAGCGCATGGGACTCAAGCACCGCCCGCACGACCTCCGCGCCGCCCTGGCCACCGAGATGCACGAAGCCGGGGTCAGTGACTTCGTCGTCCAGCGAAGCATGCGGCACTCCAACATGGACACCACAACGCTGTACCTCAAGCTCAAGCCCGAAGGCATCCGCCACGGATTCGACAGCCTGCCCGTCATCAACATTCCCGAACGGTCC